ACAACATTTGATGAACTGCTGGGTCTATGCATAAGGAGACCCAAATCAAGTGTGGTGTCTTCAGAGGTGTTATTTTGTCCAAGTTCAATGAGCGCATCTTTGATGGCTGTATTCTCCGCATAAATTACAGTTGTATCACCATTGACACGAAGATTGCCATCAATGACCATGTCGCGCAAAACTGCAACATTTCCAGAAACAACGAGAACATTTGAACCGGTGTCATCTACATAGAAGTTTGTGCCGACGCTTAGGGTGTGTTCAGGTAACAAATTTGATATACCAACATTTGAATCTGTGACAAAGCCGACATTGTTGTCATCATGACCACCACCTGTAAATATAATAGTATTTGATGTCGCATTTGCACGATCTACCGCAAGGGAGAGCGTTGCGCCACCGACGAGATTATTCGCAGATTCTCCAGATTCTGTAATCTCCTTGGTGTTGCGATCATACATCAAAAGTACAACTTCCGGTGCGGTAAAATCGGCTCTATTACGAATGGGGGAAAGATAGACGGCATTTGAATGTGGTGTTGGAACCAAGACATTACTCGCATTGAAGACAACAGTATTTTCCTCCTGATCATTAGAGTCTGGTACATGCTTACCAAACCTAATCTTGGTAGATCTTTCCACCGAAGGTAAGTTCTTGACCATTTAATATATGGTAGTAAATTAATTTGCGTAAAGGAGACCAGCCATACCATTTTGTATACGAAGTATGTTATAGTTGACGGCATAAATTGGATCATTAATGACTGTATTTTCGCTCATGATCTTTGCTGATTCAATTCTACTGAAATTGAGTGTGCCGGTTGGCTGGAGTGAGCTCGTCATGAGGCAGAAACAATAGAGGAAAAAGTCTGGAGAAGTCACAAAGTTTGTGTGATAATAGTTCATCACATCAATGTAGTGTGGTTTACCCCATCTATAGTTTCCGAGTTCAACCCCATTAATACTCAACTTGACTTTGTTTGTTGGTGATGTGAGAGCACCGTTCGTTGTGGTGTCTGACGATGCGAGATATTTCACTGGGTGATTGAAAATGAGATCCTGGACAGTTTCCCCACTTGGAAGATTCTTTTGTACTTGGGTAATAAGAAGATCGTGTGTTCTCGTCGCAATGTTGCCCCGCTCTTCGTTGTCAAGATAGTAATAGTTGGCATACATTTCAAAATTGTAGTTGGCCGCTTGGGATCCCCAATGAATTCTCAATTCCACATTGTGATAGTTGAGGGCAACTAGGGGTAAAGCACACTGTGGTCCTTCACAGAAAAAGAAACGAAGGGGGTAAAAATATGAGCGCGCATGCACACCTGGGTGAGTCCCAATTGCACTTCTTGATATATTTTGTGCAAATGTATCTATAGCGATTTTTTCAGTAAATATGCTATCTTGTGTATCAATGACTGAACCACCAATAAGAAGCTCGACTTTATCAATGAGTAGATCCCAACGAGAAGTATCTAAAGCTTGGGTCGTATCATCGATCGTCAAGTAAATGTATCCAAGCATATCCCCCGATCTCTCAATCTGAACACTTGACATTGAATTATTTTTCACATCCCCGCGTATCGTTTGCTTTTCAACGGATTGTGAAAAATTAGAGTGTCGTTTGAAGGTTGAACTAAAAAACGATATCTCTGGGTTGCCCATAATGTACTCATCCTGAGCACCAATTGCTACAAGTTGAACAATACCCGAAGACATGTTATACTACTCTAAAGTGAGAAAATTACAAGTTTGGTTTTCTACACACGAAACGAATCACCAAAAAGTTTGATCCCGAATCGGTTGAATTTTTAATTGTATTACCATTTTGATCTCTAATGGCAACACTGAGACGATCAATACGGTGTATTGGGTTGACATATTGTGTCGCGATTGTATAGTTATCTTTGAATGTGATGAGTGAATTACCCGCATCGTGTGTAGCATTTTCAGTAATGAGACTCGCAAATGACCCCCTGATCACACTTAATTCGGCTTGTCCAGTGAGAACATTTGAAGCACGATCGTTGAAAATGGAATCCAACTCTTCGATGGAAACATAACAATGTTCAGTCACAACATTTGAATGAATATGCGCCGCAAGAAGTCTGGCCTGAACCACATTTTTGAGGGGTTGCTGAAGATGACAAGTAAAAGTATTCGCACTGTCTTGACCAATTGAATCAATAGTTATAGTATGATATTCATAGTCAAGATCTGGAATAGTTTGGGGCGAGGTAACCAAAGCCATTTAGTATTAGCTTAGATTAAAGATCCGCCAATTCCATCCTCAATCTCGTAGCCCGCTTGTTCCGCGACGAGCTTTTCGGAACCACAGAGTCCACCTGGAGTGAGAGACTTGGTGTAGGTGCTACCTTCGCTGGTGTGCCCAGGAGCGCATTCCAATTTGTGTTCAAGATCAAAAATTGATTCTTCGTTGATCGCCTTAATAACGATTGGTCTGGGTTGGTACTTGCTGGTATTTTTCAACATACCAAGGATAAAGATAAGCACGATCAAGGCAACAATGGACATGATGGCATTTCGGTTGGCACGGTTAAGGTTTAACATATATAATGTACACACATAATTTTTTCTAAAGTGCGTTAAAGGATATTTAATAGTTTCATATTAGAGAGTAGATGGACGAAGAAATTGTCATTGATCGTGGAAATACTACTGTGATGAAATTGGACGCTGACGAACAGGCTCTGATGGATGAAATTGAGATTTCAGTACCTCGTGCTCAGCCCGTGCGTCGTCCCACTTCTAACAGACCACCACCACAACAACCACAACAACAAGAAGCCATGGATGCTTTCGTAAACCCAAACAAGCAATCTGTACCAACTCAGCCACAACAAGAAAATGAAATTGATTATGGCGAGGATGATGACGCATTCTTTGACGATGCCAACGATGGACCTCAGTTTGGAATGCAGGAAGAACGACCCTCAAAGGGGTATTCTTCTCTTGATGAAGAAAAGGCGGATCTTATTAACAAGTTGGGTCGCCTCGAAAAGAAAGGATTCAGTGTTAACAAGAGACTTACTGCATACTCTAACATAGACGAATTGAGAACTGAAGTGAAGCGGATCACATACAGTATTGATGTTGAGCAATCTATTCGCTTCTCTCGGCGTATGTTGGTTGCTTGTGTGACTGGTCTAGAATTCCTCAACAAAAGGTACAACCCCTTTGAGATCCAACTTGAGGGTTGGTCGGAGTCTGTCATGGAGAATGTAGATGACTATGATGGAGTCTTTGAAGAGTTGTATGTCAAGTACAGATCCAAGGTCAACGTCGCCCCAGAAGTCAAGCTTATCATGATGTTGGGTGGTTCGGCGATGATGTTCCACTTGACAAACAGTATGTTTAAGAGCGCTCTCCCCAATATGAATGATGTTCTCAAACAAAACCCAGAACTTATAAAAAATATGATGTCCGCAGTTCAAAACACGACGAGATCACCCTCTGGTCCAGCTGATGCTGCTCCAGTTGGAGGCACTGGTCAGTATGAGATGCAGGGACCAGGGATTGACATCTCAAGCCTCATGGGTGGTGTCATGATGCCACCCCCACCACCAATGAACACAACTATACAACTTCCAGTCAGTGAACAAGATGATGATGATATGTCGGACATTGTATCAATTTCGGGCGAATCTACAGGTGGTGAAGTCAAGGAAGTGAATGTGGATAGTACCTCCAAGTCAAAGCGTGGTCGCAAAAAGAAGAAGACTGAAATTAATCTCTAAGTACAGTATAAATGATAGGTTACTGTCCTTTGGAGGATCTCGAACCTCCTAAGAGGCAACAGGTCGCGCCTGCACCTGTTGTTCAACCAAAGACCGAAGCGAGTCTTGAAGAAACCGAGTGTAATTACGTCGTCATGGCTTTCATTGTCGGCGTTCTATTCTTAGCCGTCTCTGATTCCATCAGGGCGTAAATTGATTTTTAATTCTACCTTTGGGTTTTCCCCTTACGGTAAAATTATTTAATATGTAAATGCTACGATTTCGGTTTGACCACCTGTACCATCTAGATCACCTAGGGCGTTCAAAGAACGTGTAATCTTCGTGAGCTTACCACCACACGCCGATATGAGCTCCACAAATATATCATACGCGTACACTCTGGTGTTATCTGTGTTGTAAGGTTCAATGCTAATACCACGTGTACCAGTAGTTATTGTTGGACTCCATGGATAGCTGTTTGTACCACCAAATAGATTCTTAGTACCTATGGCTAAATCTAACGATGGGGCACTTTCATCACCGGTACCACCTTGTAATTCTATAATCATTGTACTCAAATCACCAACAGTTGATCCATCTGTTCTTCTTAAAATGGCCGTCACTTTTGCGTAAAAGGCACCAGCTCCAAACATGAGTTGAATATCTTTGGCATTACCCGCGGTAGTTGTAAATGTCTTGGAGTATGTCTTTTTAGAAACTTCCACCGAGTTAGTTATGACACCACCACCAACTTCAAGATCTGTTGAAGCAGTATCACCACTTAGACCAATGGCGACTTGATTACCAAGATCAATGTTACCACCAACTGAAACATCACCCACGATTTCAAGATCGCTATTTACAATTGTTGTTTTGGACGATGTAATTGGATTTATGTAGACATTACCCGTTGTATCCGAATAAATATTGGCAGAGCCTGTGGTTGTCTTAAACTCTATGATTGCGTTTGAAGAAGAGCTCTCCACTCGCAGAATACCATCATACACATGGAACTTTGTAGCTGGGATAGGCGTGCCAATACCCACATTACTTGTATGAATGAGGTGCATACAGTTTGTTTGGGTGCTATTATTGGCAACACCCATTACGAGACCTGTGGTACCATTCGTCGCATTGCTGAAACCACGTGCATATGCACCCTCACCATCATTTGTATATAGGAGCATACCAGTTTCCTTATCATCACCGCTACTTTGAAGTTTCAAGAGGTCTATACTTTCAGTTGTTGTATCATAGATGTGAACATTTGCAACCGGCGAATCCGTACCGAAACCCAATTTACCTTCTGTATCAAACCGAGCAAATTCATCGTCGTTGCTGTCATCAATTTCGTGTACAAAAGTCAAAGCGCGACGAGTAGTAGAACCATCTAATTTACTTCTAATAATATTACGACTTGTAGCACCAGTTGTTGTGGAAAATTCAAAGCCGGTGAGCTTAA